TTACAGTATCACTCCAGTGAGATTCCCTACATATCAAAATCTGTTTATACTGCCAATGGCCCTGCGCAAAGAGTACAGCAAAGAAATTCAAGACTACATGGATAACCCTGAAAATCTCAAATGGTTTAACGAATTTGATTTAGTACATATCAACAGATTTATACACTATGTAGCCACTGCCGAAGTTCCACACAAAGAACTTGTTAAAAACTGGGACAAAGGTCAAAACTTTGACAAAGAGACTCTTACATTTGACATAGATGATCTAAGTCAAGATTTTAAAACGTTCTTTACTCAATTTGACGAGCGTCGTGGTAACTGTTTTGTTGACACGTATCCACGCTTGGCCAGTTGGTACAACAGTCTTTAAACTTTAAACCAAGAAAGATACTGACCAACTTTCTTGGTTACACTGGCCCAGTCTCCCATGGCTGGTTGACGGAATAGTCGCGCAGTTGAGTACCAAGGACTGGAATCGCGATTTAACAACCAACGCCAGTCCACAGCAAACCAGTTGAGCATGATCCAAGTGGGGCGACCCAGTGCGCCTGCGAGATGTGCAATAGCAGTGTCTACACTAACTACTACATCTAGATTTGCTATTAGCGCAGCCGTGTCAGCAAAACTTTGAATACTTCCTGGATACATTGTAACGCCAGCAGACTCCAGGGTTGCAGTTTCTTCATCAGTAGCATCTATTTGCAAGTTGATCCATTCGTGCTGTGGATTTGCTTGAATCATTTTTAGCAGGTCTTCAAACGGCATGCCTTTGTGACGGTTTAGCCATGCATCTCTGCGACCCGACCATGAAAATCCCACTCGCATGCGTTTTTTTGGACCTAGCTTTTGCAACCATTGTTGTTGCAATCCTGCATCAGCATTTAGATAGTTCACTTGACTAGGCAAGTTTTTTAAGGTAATCCCCAAGATTCCCGGAATGCTCATGATAGGCACCCAGTAGTCAAAATCTGTTACTGAGAAATCGTAGCCAGAAACACGTTTGATTATGGGACTGCCACTCAGCATCGGAACAAGTCCGTCGGTGACTTGTAATATAATTTCTGCACCCATCACGTGTAAGTTGTACAAGAAACGCACAAACTGAATGTTATCGCCGTGTCCTTGTTCACCTACCACAAGAATAGTTTTGCCTTTGAGATCTTGGCCAGTCCACCGAGGCTGTGTAAATTTTGGAAATGTACCAGCCAAGTGCTCATAGTTGAATCGAACTTCATAAGCAGGCCAGCCTTGCGTATAGTTGCCACTCAACAAGTGTGCCACAGCAAGATTAAACTGTGCTGTGATGTTTTTAGAATCCAGCTGTATTGCTCTAGTTAAAAATGGTATTGCACCCTCTGGCTCGCCTACTTCACGTAGCACATTGCCGTAGTTGTTGAATGCGGCAGCATTTTTTCGATCCTGCCGCATTGCTTCGGCATAGCATTGTAGTGCAGCCTCGGGCTGATCGTCAGCGCGGTATTGATTGCCTTGTTCTATAATTTGATTGATGTCCATAGGGTATTTACACTCCAGTATGGTACTATTTTACATTTTCCATAAATACTTGTCAACACAATAGGGTGTTTTATGCTGAGATTAATACCCACAGCGTAGCGGCTAGAACCCGCATCGGACTTCTTTAAGGAGAAAACAAATGGGTCGTCCTCTAAAAATACAAAAAACTTCAACCGGATCAGGCAACGGTGGCGCAGCCGTTAGCGTTGACATCGGCTTTCCAAATTTTGGATCGCTGACTGCCCCTGTGACCAACACAGGTGACACACTCAGTGCCACTGAATATCTTGGCGTGGTGGGTGGCGCAGCCCCTACTGATACACCTTCAGCAACCAATCCTAGAATTGACGTAATTGTGAACATTGCCAATCCTAGTGGATCTGGTATTGGTGTTGCCGCAGGATATATCATCCGTCAAAAAGGTGCTCACAAATATCTAGTAGGCGATACTACTGGCGTTAACGACGGCAGTTTTGTGGTTGGGCAAGCATATCAAATTTCTTCTGTTGGTACCACCACCTGGGCTTCATATGGCGCACCCAGTAACTTTGGTGTAGGCACAGTTTTCACAGCAACTTCTGTTGGAGGATCTGGCAACGGCGCAGCCTTTAGTGTGGGCGTTTGTGTACTAGACAATGACACAACTCCAGCGGCTGGATTGATGGCTATCACATTTACAGTTACTGATTCTACTGCTACTACTATTTCCAAATTGACCAACAAGTTCTTGTTGGATTGGACTGGCGGATCAGATTATGCGGCAGCAAGTGTTGTGGCTGACAAGCGGTATGCAACCAACTTCTTCACTGACGAAGGTACAGTTATCAAATCGGGTACTACTGCAACAGCAAACACAGGCACAGTACAAAGCGGACAACAAAATCTGCTTGACTTGGCCATTGTTGACAACGTTACTTCTTAATTGATTTAACCCCTGAGTCCTCCTAGATAACTACTAGGAGGATTTTTTATGAGCAGAGCATTTGTATTGGGCAATGGCGTAAGCCGTCAACAGGTAGATTTAGAAAATTTAAAACATTTTGGTCCTATCTATGGGTGTAATGCCTTGTACCGAGACTTTACACCCACAGCATTGGTTAGCACAGATCGTCCCATCAGCGAACGCATACAAGATTCAGGCTACGCACTAAAGCACAAATTTTACACTCGCAAACCCGTTGCAAGTTCTGGGGCATTGCCGGTACCACAGAAGTACTATGGCTACAGTTCGGGCCCGATAGCTGCCAGCATTGCTGCCTTTGACAATGCTGTGATTGTTTACTTGATTGGGTTTGATATGGGGCCGGTGCATACCAAGTTTAACAACGTTTATGCAGACACAGAATTCTATAAAAAAAGCTCGGCATCGCCTACGTTTACCGGCAATTGGGTACGACAGTTGACCACAGTCATGAAAGACTTTCCAAAAATAGCATTTGTGCGTGTGATGGGCGGTACTACAACACCTGTGAAAGAATTTGACGATGTTAAAAATTTCCGAAACATGGATATCGCAGACTTCCTAAACCGCATAAATAACACAAAGGAACTCTAAATGGCTACCTACAAGCGTGTCAACGGCAATCTAACAATTCAAACTACCCTAGTTAATGGTGTGGTAACCATAGATGCACCCTTTGTTGAAATGACGGGAAATTTAACGGTCACTGGCAACGCTACACTATCAGGTAATATTCTTGGCGACCGAATTGTTAACGGTTCAACTTCTATTGAAATAGATGGTAGCGGCGCTAATGCTAACATTAATGTTGGCGGAGCCAGTAATGTGGCAGTATTTACACCTACAGGTTTAGTAGTAGCAAATAACATTAATGCTGGTAATTTGTTTTTAACAGGATCGTTTGGAGCAGCAAGTTTGAGTGCCAGTGGCAATATCACTGGTGGTAACTTGATCTCAAATGGCAACACAACCATCACACGAAACGCTGGAGTTGCTCAACCTACACTGATATTTTTAGATACTGATACAGTTATTGCTAACAATCAAGTTATTGGATCTATTGAATGGTTTACATCTACCAGTCCAGGATTTAGAACAACATCTGCAATTAGATCAATTGCTTCTGGAACTGGAGGCAATGCAGATGTGCATATTCTAACAAATTCAGGAAACGTTGGACTTTCTGCCAAAGTCGTTGTATTAAGCACAGGTAATGTTGGTATTGCTAACGCAAGTCCAAATTCAAATTTAGCAGTTGCAGGCAACGTCTATGTTAGCACTACTATAACTGCTGTGGGCAACATTGACGGCGGCAATGTCAACACAGCCATTGTCAGTGCAACAGGTAATGTAACTGGTGCAAATTTATTCACTGGTGGTGTAGTAAGTGCAACAGGTAACATCACTGGCGGCAATATTAGTACAGCTAATATCAACGCAACTGGACCAATATCAACCACAGGCAATGTTCGTGGCGGCAACTTACTCAGCGATGCAGCAATTTCAGCCACTGGTAATTTAGATGTAACTGGATTTGCAACAATACAAAGTAACATAACTGGCGGCAATTTGCTCACAGCCGGTACCATCACCGCTACTGGTAATATTAGTTCAGTAGGCAACGTTCGTGGCGGCAACATTCTTACTGCTGGATTAGTATCAGTAACTGGCAACATCACCGCAGCGGCCAATATTTTTGGTGGCAACATTACCACCTCTGGAACATTTAGTGCGGCGGGTAATATCACTGCCAA